GCTCGTCTGTCAGACCCAGCAGGCTTGCGAGGTAGCGATCAGAAGGCAGCATCAGCGAAACGTGTAAAAGCGAAGACTTGGCATATACGACAGCGGCACCCATTGGACGCCACGTCTGTGATGCACCAACAAAAGCCCATCATCTACAACGATACTTACGCCAAGGCCGGCTGGGCCATTGCGGATCAGCGCTACAGCGTGCTGCTGCGGGCCATCAAGTTCAACGGTGCCATCACGCCATAACTGCTCCAGCTCTGGCCAGCGCTTTTGCTCAGCAAGCTGCAGCCACTGTGCATTCATTTGTGGGTGTGCAATGCCAGCGTCATCCAAGATGTGCCACACCATCACCAGGCAATCTGCAGCCTTACCGTCTTCCGGATCGGCGCCAAACTCATGCGGTAGCCCAATCCAGTGCTTCCAGTCCATCAACTGATCACCACGTTGCCGGTGCTGGGCAAGGCGCCAACAATGCCAGTGGTTAGGCGGCGCTTAGGGATGTCGCCCTTGGTGGCGTCTAGCGGACTGGAAAGCTTCAGGATTACACGCTCGGTGTCCATTTCGTACTGCGCCACGCGCCACAGCTCGGACCGAATTAACGCATCATCAGCAAAGGTTTCCGGGTCAAGGCTGACAGTTTTGATGTCCAGCAGCCAGCGCGACTCAACTGCCTCAGCAAAGATGTTGACGCTGATCGGATCCAATCCTGCAACAAGACTGGATTCGCTGCGGTCGCCGCCCTTACTGCCAGCGCCAAGTGTGTAGCCGAATGGCGCAAACGCATAGGTCACACCGCTGTAGGTGCGTGTTTGATTGATGGAGAAGTTTTGATAGGCGTAAACCGGCGAGGTTGGCGTACCATCGCCCTGCAGAAAACGTGCATAGTTGACGAATGCAAATGTGCTCATGCCATACCTACGCGCTTACGTGTTTTTACTGAGTTTTGCAGTGTTTGCAGTGTAAGTGCCCTGCCGCGTTCTGCTGCCAACGCAATGCCACGCTGATGCTGCTCAGTGGTGACGTATTCGACGCCGTTGATCACGGTCGATTCGTATTTCACCTCAATCGGTTTTTGCTGCATTGCACTGCCGCCAGCATTCATCTGACGGTTTGTGGCTTGCTGGGCTAGTGCAGCGCGGGTATCAGCATTGGATACAACGCTGCCGCTAACGCCAGGCACAAACAACTCGGGACCGCGCTCGCCGACGATGTAAGGCTGGTTGCCGCTAACTGGGCCGCCGTTGGCACGACCTGGCAACAGTGAAGGCAGGGAGAATCCTTCCGCAAAGCCAGCACCTCCGGGCATTGCTACTGGACCTTCCCCGCTAAATAGCCCGCCGCCTCCGCCGGCGCCGCCGCTTAATGCCTTAAAGATGGTTTGCAGAATGATCAGGGTCATCTGCTTGGCAATGATCTCGGCGGCCATGCTGATAAATGCCTTGCCGATACCCTCAAACGCATCTGCTAGCGCTTCTTGCGTTGACTTAGCACCTGTTGCGACATCTTGGAATGCTTGGCCAAAAGCACTGCCGATTGCATTGGCGCCGGCAATCACTTGGTTTTCAAGATTTACAAGTTCGTTTAGCTCTCCACGAACTGTAGCTATTGCGTCCTGCAAACGTTCTGTTCCTGTTTTTCCTTTACCAGGACCTTGCGATGCGGCATCGGCAATGGCTTTCTGCTGATCTTTAAGACTTTTAAGTTGTTTTTCTAGTTCTGCAGTGCTTGCCCCTCGTGCTTTAGCTTCAAGTACGGCTGCTTCCGTAAGTTTTACTTGTTCTGTTATTGCATTTGTTTGTGTAATAACTAACTGCTCAAAATTAGCAATGCGCTCTGCTTCTGCTGGAAGCATACCTTCCGTAACTAAACGAAGATACGTTTTACTGTATTGCGATTGTAGTTCTTGCTGTTTAGTAAGCTCCGTAAATGGTTGTATCGCATCGCGTATTGCTTTTTGAGCAGCTAAGTCGTATTCAAACTGACGTTGTTTAATTTCGCGTATTTTGTCTTCATTTTCAGCTATAGCATACAATTCTTTAGCTTGTGCAATTTTATTGATAAGTTCTTTTTCTGCTGCATAATTAGCTTTGTCTAAGGCTTGCACTCGTTCTCTTTCTACTACAGCAATTTTTGTAGCTAATTCTGCGTTTGCAGCAAGAATTTCTTGTCCCTTAAACAAATAGTCCCGAATAGCGTTTTCTTGGTTGCCAATAAGTAAGAGTGCTTCATATTCTGCTTTTAACTGGGCAACTCGACTTTCCGGAGGTTTTGGTCCTTTTTTACCTGCGCCACCTGTAGGGCCAAGTTCGCTTGGTACCGTGAACGATTGAACTGGTGTACCAGGGCGTGGTATTCCGGCAGGCCAGTTTGCGCCATCCATTCCGGCGTTCAGGTTTAGCGAAGTTGCTAAACCGCCCCTATTTTCACCTCCACCTCCTCTAAGCTTGTCTATTGAAGATAGAGTCCAATAAATAGAATTGAGTCCTGGGATCATGTTTAAGATTGCTGTGCCTACAGTTTGAATAGTCCCGGGAATGCTGTAAAAAGCAGTAGCAAATTTAACACCTAGTTCTACAATATAGGCACCTAATGAAATAACTTTTCCGGTAATTTCAGCCAGCTTTATAAGCGCGGGTGACATCGCTTTGACTATGCGGTCAAATGCTGTTACGACTGTATTTTGCGTGTTAGTAAAGCTAGTGTTTATTCCTGTGGTGGCGTTTGCAAACGCATTGGTCATTGCGGTTGCAGTTTCTTCGTAGCTGCTTCTAACTTTTGTAGCTCCTGCGGTGCCTGCGTTGGCTACCTCGACAAGAGTGTCGATCAAACTTTGGACGGATATTTCACCGTCTTTAGCCATTTTCAAGATTTCGGATCTGCTTACTTTGTACTTATCTGCCAGTGCTTGTTGGATATTTATGCCTTGGCTTGTGAGTTGGTTAAGAGTTGCTTGGGTTACTTTTCCAGATTCCAGTGCGCTGGTGATTGAATTGCCGGTTTTTTCGAATGACCCACCATATGCTTCTGTGAGACGGGTTACGAGCTGGATTGCTTTTGCCTGATCTTCAAGGGCTAAACCAACACCACGGATATTTTGAATAACAGCGGTAAATTTATCTACATCGGTATTTGCAACCTTAAAAGCGTCGGAAAGTTGTTTTGTTTGTTGAGTAGAAAAGCCGATGTCATCACCGAGCTGTTTTATAGCTTGACCCTTAGAGGCAATTTCACCTAGAAGTGTGCCGAGCAGCGAACCAGCGAAGCTACCGCCGGGACCTGCAAGACCACCAACTAGACCGCCGATAGCGCCGCCGGCTGCTGCTCCACCGCTTTGGCCGAAGAGCAAGGGAAATGCGCCACCGATAATGCTACCGCTAATAGCTCCACCGATACGTCCGCCAACACCTCCACCACTTCTGGATGCTGCTGCTGTTGGAGGTAGAGCGGGACCTTGAACACCAAAGCCAGCATTTTGTATGAGCTGCCTTCGAGCAGCCTCGCTCGCTAAGCGCTGACGTGCTGCAACACTAGCCGCGCCCTCTCTACTCCGAATAGCCGATACTTCCTTTGCAATCTGTAGTTCACGTTCTCGTGCAAGATTGAGGCTTTCTTGCGCTCGTTTAGCGTCTGCAATAGCGACAGCAGAGTTTTGATCAAGTCGCTGTAAGTTGGCCGCCAAACCTACCAGTTGCTGCCTTGTAGCAGCCATTCGCTGCAAAATTTGCTGTTTCTGTGCTGCTGTACGAAGACCCTCTTGTTCCGCTGCTGTCATGGGCAAGGCAACTGGAAAACCCATTGCCCCTGCTCCAGCTAACGGTCCTTGCATTAACGTGCCTGATTTCCCGGCAAGGAAACTGGCTCGTTGCTGTTGCCGAGCCAGTAATTCATATACTTCTTGGGTACCTCGAACAAGATTTTGCTGGCTTTGAACTTTTTCGTTCAGGACCGCAGCACTTTTTTCTTCTAGTCGCAGTAATGCTGCTTGAAGTGCAGCCTCATCTTGTTTACTTTGAATAATGCTTCGAACACGTTCTGCTACTGGGGATGTTTGTCCTACTAATGTGTTAACCGCTGATGCTGGTCCAGGGCCAATAGGTCCAGCATATTGAGTGGTGCCGGCTAAAAATTTTTCTTTCTTTCGTTCGGCTTGTAGTGCTACGGACGCAGCTTTTTGGTCCAAAGTAGCGTTTGTTTCCAAACGCCTTCTTTCTTCTAATGTTGCTAAAACTTCTTCTAGCTCTTTAGCACCTTTTCTTTCGGCCAGTATTTGCTCGGTGCGTCCACGTAATTGAGAGGATAGTGCGACAGGAGAAGCTTGACCTGGACCGATGGGGCCACCGTATTGTGTAGTCTCTTTTATACCAGCAGCCGCAAGCTTTGCTTTACGCTCTTGTTCGGTAATTTGTTTGAGTAGTTCAGCTCTCTCGCGTAAACCAGTGTTTAGTTGATCAGTTACTCGTACATAATCTCGTGCAGCATCTGTTGCTTCTTTAGTCCCTAGCGCTACATCATTAAAACTATCCGCAGCGTTCGCAACAAGTCTGTTTAAATTATTAATGCTGCGTGGTATACCGCCTTCACTTAATGTTTGAATATCTCTATTCAAACGATCTACTGCTTGAGCGCTTTTATCTAATTGGGTTTGGAGGCCCTGAAGCTCTCGTGCGCCTCTAACAGCAAGTTGGATTTCAGCTAAATACGCCACCGCATTGCTACTGATCGGTACTTCAGTTTACGCGACAAAAAAGCCGCCGGGTTAGCGGCGGCGTTTGGCCTTGTCCATCTCCTTTTGCTGGTCTTCGTTCAGGATTTGGAAGTAGGCGCTCCAGCCGAGTAATTCCTCGGCGGTCATTGAGGTCCGAACTTCGGTGAGGGTTAGGCCCAGCTCCTTGGCGACGCCAAACTGGAGCATGAGCCAGTTGTCCTTGCGGAGTTCGGCGCTCAGGATTTTGGGTCGATGGGCTCGGCGTCGTCGGTCAGGATTGCCAGCATCAGAGCTTGCAGGTCTTTGTCCTTGACTTCGTTCTTCAGGACGTCGACTTCGCCGACGCTGAAGAGCTTGGCGCCGGATTCGTCGAGGGCTTTGGCGATCAGCAGCTGGAGCGCGAAAGCGTTGGCGTCGTCGGATTTGGCCTGTTTTTGGGCGCGCTCGCGTTCGGCCATCGTCAGCGGTGCGGCCCACATCTCAAACGTACTGCCGTCGGATAGCTCCACGCACTTTTTGACGGGTTCTAGGTTGGCGGCCTTGCGCAGGCGGTCGATAGCCCGGATAGGCGTTGCGGGAGGCATAGGTCTCAGTAGTCTCGATCTAGTGTAGCGGAGTAGACATGAAAAACCCCGGCTGGGAGGCCGGGGTGCTGAACTGGCTGCTCCAGTACCTTATCAGGCGGTCTTGACAAGGTCGAAGGTTGGACTGGAACTTGGGCGGAAGTTGATGGCTACCGCAATGGCGTCATCGGGATTGACCGTCAAACTGGCCGAGGTCAGCACAATCGGCATTGAAACCGAACGGCTCAGCGTTTCGCTGACCGTACCGGCGCTATAAACGCGGTCAACGTACAGCTTGACGAAGGCGCCAGTTTGGTTCCGCTGGATGATGTCGTTGATCATCCGGTTGGCAAAGTTCTCGTCGTCCGTCGTGAAATACACGGTGGTTGAACCTGTACCCTCGGCAAAGCCGGCTACATAGCTACGGAACGGAGCAAACTGCGCAGATTGCTGGCCGATCGTGGTGACGTCGATTTCGCTGCGGGTAATCTCAAACGACCACTCGCGCACTTGGCCCACCGACTCGTAATCGGCATAAGCCACTTGGAAGTAGTTGTTGCCGACGGCAGTGCCATCGTCAGTAATGGCAACAGAAGCGCCACCATCGGTTGCCGATACCTGCAGCGCACCAGTGCTGGCGGTGTAGGAGATGACGTAGTAGGTGGTGCCTGCGGTCAGACCGCCAGGCAAAGTGCCGGTGGGGGTGGCGCCAGCGCTGTTTTGAACGCTGAATTTGACGGGGTCGCCGACTTGGAAACCGTAAAAGGTTTCGATGGTGATGGTATCGGTGGCGGCGTTGACTTGCAGCTCACCGAAGGTGCCGACGGTACCGGCGGGTTTGTAGTAGAAGGCACCGGACGTGCCCGTGATTACGGTTGCGGCCATAGGACGGCTGGGGGGTAAAGGGCGGGCACTGCCCGGCTTAATACAGGTTAGCGCCAGTTGTTACTGATACCTAGCTCAGAACAGTGGCGACGTAGCCTGCCTCAATCCGACCCATAAAATGCGGACTGTCTTCTGTAGAAGAAAACGTAGGGCCGTTAATGTTTAAGACTCGAAAATATACGCCGGTTGTAGTTTTTGCTGCGTTGTTCAATGTCTCAAGCACCGCGGTGGCGGCGTTTAGCAACGTCTGGCTACGGGCGGGGCCGCGGCCTTTTTCCGTAAATACGCGGATAACAACTGCTCCACGCGCGTTGTCCACGCTGGAGGTAAGCGTGGTTTCGTTGGTAATGCCGAAAGTAACATTGACGCGGACGTACTCTGTGGTCGTGTTTGGCGGCACGGCCGTAATGTTGTCGAAGTAAACCGGCACCGCAGGTACCAGTGCACTGAACGCGCTAAGCAGCGGATTCTCAACAGCGGCGCGGATAGCTTGATAGTTCATTGCAGGCGACTCATAGCAGCATCCATTTCTATTTGAACAGCACGCCCAAGATTTGCATTTGCGTAAGTAGCAAACCAATCGAGGGGTGCGGTGCGCGTTGAGTTCCCTTCGCCTGCGCCGCCAAGTTGGCCACGATAACTAGCGTTTTGGCGGGCTTCTGGCGACACTTCCCATTTGCTCCGACCTAGTTGGGTTTCGGGTTGCGCAGACCTGCGGCGGGACCAGTATTCGCGGCCGTGCTCCACAGCGTCGATTGCTTCTAAAGCGTGCGGTGATGTATTACCAATACGAAAAATAACGCTGTTGCGGGTGAAAAAACTTGTAGTCGCCTCCCGACCTGTAATCGGCGGTGTATATACAGGGCGAGGTTCGCCACGACCGCCATCGCCGGATGCGGTACGGGTTGGGGTGTTAATTTCCCACGAATTTGAGAACTGCCCGCTCCAGCTGGGCCCGGCTTGCTGCAGTTCGCGTACCACTCGCTCTGCG